CCGGGGATTTGCACCCCGGGATTCCGCTTTAACGGAATGCGCCTTGGTTTCCTTTACGAGGGGAACCAACTCGTTTCTCTTTCCTTTCAACAGGAGACTGAAGGGAGCCACATATCGGTGCTGCCAATGGCTTCATTGGCATAGGCCCTCTAACATCCTATAATCGGATGCCAGATTGCCGTGACACCGCAATCGCTCCAGCAGGTATTCCACAGACAATTAAAGCGGGATAGCTTTAGTTCTATGGCCTCTGAATGGTCTTCAGAGTCACCCTCTAAACTATGGCCCCTATGTTAATATTCAATGGGAAAACCTCCCTCTTCCAGGTTGGGAGAGGTCAGACTAGATAGTCGATCTAGTATCATAATGGTAGGACCTACCACTATGAGAACCCATCGTTATTCTACAGGGGGAGCCTCCGATCGACCAGATTGGTAAGATCGGTGTTAGAGATACCTACAGGGATTCTTGATTTATCGAGAAGAAATGAGGGTAGATGGCCGGTCGCCTGCTCCTTGGCAATTGCCGATTAGAGACAGGTCCGATCATCATCATCAAATTTGACTTCTCTATCCCACCCATTTAAGGGGTATGCTTGTCAAACCCATTAGTCCTAATAGGGCAAGGGAGATAAAGAGAGATCTTTATCGGGGTCTGTCTTCCTATAGAAGACCCTTGTACCAGCTCGGGTACGTTCGGGCCTCTGCGGAAACAGACCGCAATATCAAATCCATCTTTATTTTGACATGCACAGCACTCTCGTACTATACCAAATGTCGAACCACCGTCTTTTCTCTGAGATTGATGTCAATCAAGCCTCAGGTCGGTTTGTAGTTCTCGATCCTATGGATCGGAACCACTTACTTTATTTGACGGAGAAATCCTATCTCGATTACTCGAGAGTGGCTCTCTCTAACGATTCGACCTTAGTGGTATTGGCACGACCCGGGGAAGATATTGGTGGTTTGCAAAGTCAGTCTTCGGCTAGTGCCAAAGCTGATTCTACTACCTCTTCTTCTGACAATAAGCGTAACCCCCTTTCTATGAAGGGTGTCTTCCGCCCCCATTTCTTTGAGGAAATAGGGATCAGTCGACAGTCTTTACAGACAGTCTACGGTCTTGATTGTTCTCAGATATCTGAGGAGGAAGTTCACCAGTTTGTTTCGGATTTTGTAACCGAAATTCAGAGTACCATGTCTACGGATTCAGTTGATAAACTGATACGTAGTGCGAAGAAGATCTTTGCAACATGGATATTCCCTGTCAAACCAGGTGGTGAGTTTGGATTCTTGGCGTTGAAGGATAGAAATATCCGACACCTAATCAAACACTGGGGAGGGATCCTCAGTGTTCGTTTTGGTTTTAGCCTCACGAATCTATCCCACAGAATCTCGATCTTGCAAATCGCCCAACATCTTTACCTAGTTACACGTGAACAAGGGTTAGATACAGCCATCCTTCGAATGAAGGTGGCAGTCTTATGTATTAATACATACCTCGGTGGAAAGGTCCTTAAGGACACTCGCCATCTTGGAGCCCCTGTCCAGTTAACCCATGGTCTTCCTTCTTTCTTACCTCGTAGAGTTCGGCAGTCGATTCGTGATCATAACGTTTCGACTGTACGATTATATCAATCCCTTCTAACTGCCTATAAGGCAATCGAAGGTACTTGGTATTATCCCGACTTCTCTACGATTTCTAATAGTCCTTTCACGGGATCTCTTGATCCCCTTTCCGGATTCTTAGTTAGATTCTGGAAATGGGTCAACACTCTTCGGCCTGGGGTTCGTTTCCCTGATTTATCAGGGGGACAACTCCCTTTTAGCTTGAAGAGTGGTGTAAACCATAAGGTAACCCCGTTTTCTTCATATTTGGACGCTCTTGCGTGGACGGAAAGTGGGGACTCCCCAATTTTATTGGAGTTTCTTTCACTTGTCCGGAACACGCATTTAGCGAATCTTTTCTTCGCGACATTAAACTCTGTTTCTCGGTTTCCCGAGGCAGATTTATATCGTCATGGAGGTAGATTCGCTAAGGATCCTGAGGGCTTAGCCCTCGGGAAACTTGCGTTAAAACGTGAAGCGGCTGGGAAAGTTCGAATCTTTGCGATTGTGGATTGGTGGACTCAATGTGCACTATATCCCCTTCATAAATGGTTATTTTCCATTTTGAGAGCAATTCCCATGGACGCAACTTTCGACCAGGAGGGGTCTGTATCTAGTTTCCATCGAGAGTTCAAAGGATCAGATTTCTTTTCCTATGATCTCTCGGCGGCAACGGATAACATTCCGGTTCTAGTAACAGAAAGGATCTTAAGCTATGCTTTAGGTCCTAGTGTTGCTAGGGTTTGGAAACTCCTTCTAGTCGATCGACCTTATGAGTTACCCGCTGGTTGTCTTAAGAATCCTGGCGATCGCCAGGTTATTAAGTATGGCCGCGGGCAACCTATAGGTGCGTTATCATCTTGGGCTGCATTGGCATTGACTCACCATTTCCTCGTTCAGCTAGCTGCTGACCGAGTCCGTATATTCCCTTTTAAGGGATATCGGGTTCTTGGTGATGACATTGTTATTGCAGGTTCCCGGGTGGCAGAGGCTTACCAGGAGGTCTGCGCAGAATACTCGATCCCCATCAATACGAAGGGGGTCATTTCTTTTGCGAAAGACACTTCTGGGAAAACACTTTTTAACTTCGCGAATCAGGTGTTATGGGGGGATGATAACATCTCCCCAATATCCTTACGCGAAGAGATAAAGGTGGAAACCCTTGCTTCCCGAGTGGAATCATTGCTTCGGCTTTATCGCCGAGGGATCCTTCCTTTGTCCAGCTCCTTATTCGCCAATTTGGCGAAATTTGGGGCCGTTCAAATTTCGAAGGTTAGTACACTCCTTCAGTCTATGACGCAGGGAGAAATTCCTGGCCAGATTCGGGGGTTGATAGCACAGCTCCTCTATCCTACCCTATTATCCTCGGGAGATATTCTCCCCTCCGGAATTTTAGGTGGGAACGAAGGAGCACCGTTTTATAGAACCTTTGCATCCTTATATGGATCAGCAAAGGCTCTTTACGATGGTAGTGCTACTTCACCTCCTGATTCTTATTATGGACCAATTCCTGAAGATTCCCCCGTACGTAAGTATTGGGGATCTTTAGCATCTGAGCTTACCCGAAGATTGAATTCCTTATTCTGTTCAACAGATAGGGGACCTTCATATCTTTGGTCGCATCAGGTTCCGTCTTACCTTCGGGTAAAACCGGACTCTGATATCGTCCAGATGTTTAAATCTGACATGAGTAGACTAAATGTCCCTCTTGACAGTCTTCAGATCTTGGTTTATAATGAGATCATATTACACGAGATGATGTTTAACTGCCTCCCATCTGATTGGGATGAAAGGTACGTCGAGGCCGGACAATTAGTCCGTTCTCTAAATACCCTCATCTACAAGTCAAGTGAGGTAGTGACATCATCCGCGGAAATCGCCACATCTTACCTTAAAGCCCTTCAGGCAGTGGACCGTTTGACGGCGGTCCCCAATCCTTTTACCGATCAGCAATATACATTGCTGACTTGGTATGGAGGACTTGAGTTAAGATATGGTGTTCGACTATTAGAATCATCAGAGGAAGCACGCCGGGTTGAACGCTTGGCTTTAAAACCATGCGCCAACTCGGATCCTTACCTCTATGCTCTAATGATGGGCGAAGCGCAAGTTCCTGATTCTCCCGT